CCGCAAACGGCGCGAGCGTCGCCACGCCGATGCCGCCGATCTTCGCCCCCGCCCCGGCGAGCGAGCGGCCCATGTTGGCCATCGCCTTGTTGATGCGATTCAACGCAGCGAAGAACTTGCGCGGGTCAGCCCCGATCTCGACGAATACGCCGCCGCCTTTGATTGCTCCAGCGTTGCTCATGCGTATTTAGCCCAGTCTTTGCCGAAGAGCCGCTCAAGATCCTCGGGAGTTGCCTCTCGCGCCTTGGGCTTCGTCTTCTTAGCGAACGGGTTGAACTTTCGGGGGTCTGCCTTAGGGCTGTGCTTATCTCTGTGAATGTTGGCGTTTTGGGCGAGCAGGTTGGCCGTGTGCCACCACTGGTGCTCTAGGCGGCTGTCTCTCGCGGCGATGAGCTGTCGGAGGGTCCACTTGCCGGGGTGGACGCCGATGATTCCTGCGGCTTCCCAGATGGTGTCCCAGACTGTGCGATCAGCGTCTCCGCGCTCGCGGCTTCCAGACCCGCCTCCGCTTTCGTCATCATCTCGCCTGCCACTTCGTCCATCTTGGCGGCGAGAAGACCGATCATCTTGCGGAGGCGCGGCGGGAAAAAATCGACAAGCTCGGCCTCCAACGCTTTGACGCCCGCATCGAGAGCATCGCCCCGCAGCCCTTCGAGAAACGACTCCTTGTCGAGCCCCTTCTCCGCGACCTGCTTCACAAGGATCGCATAGAGCGTCTCGCCGATCTTCGCGTACTGGGTGCGAAGCACCTGGAACGTCTGCGAGATCGAGGCGGCGTCGACCAAGTCAAACGGCACCGTCCGCCTGGTGCCGTCCTCGTCGGTTACGTCGACCGACACCATGTCCTTGACGCGGAGCGCCGACGCCACGGTCAACGCCAGCCTCCACGGTCTGCCTTCATCGTCTTTGAACTCACGCATTGGCTACCTCAGTCCTGTGCGGGTCATCTTGCACTCAACAGAGAACGTAGCGACCCCGTCAATGGAAAAGGTTTCGGCAATGCCTGTCACGACCGCCGGGAACGACCAAGCACCAGAGCCACCAGAGACGGTCAGCGACGTGCCGTTTGCGAGGAATGAAAAATCAACGTCGCTGGCGTCATTGAGCTCCACGCTTGCTGTGATGTCGTAGCCAGTGCTGTAGACCTCGGCCCAACGCGTGCCAGCCGCCTCAATGTCAATCGTGCGGGCCGTCGCCGTAAGCGTGACGCTCCGCGCGCTGGCGATGTTGCCGCCCAACGAGATCGAGCAGTCCTTCCCCAGCGTGATCGCCACGGGTCAGGTTCCGCCCCTGACCGTGATCGTAAAGGTCACGGCACCGTCGACGCTGATGTTCTCGGTCACGCTAGTCACGGTGGCCCCGTTGTCGGCGTTGGCGTCCAGCAGGTCCGTCATCGCCGTGCCGGGGTCGTGGCACTCGATCTCCCAGGTGACGGCCTTGAGGCCAGCCCGCGAGACCCGGTAGCCAGCCGAAGTGTTGGATCGGTTGGAGATGTCGACCGCCTCCGACTCGACGGTCTTGGTGACGCTGATGATGTTGCCGCCGTAAGGCGCGGAAAGCGATCCGCTGCGGCCGAGAGTGACTGCCATGTGTATGGGCTCCTAGTGATCAGGTGGCTGGGGCGCGGGTGCCGGAAACGGTGAAGGTGATGATGCCGTCGATGGGCTCGGCCTGGGCGACGCTAGTCACGATGTACGAGGCGTTGCCGGTCTCGGTGCCGCCGATGGTGATCGTGTCGCCGGCCGCGCAGCCGGGGGTGTCGATGCACTCGATCTCGATGGTCTGCTCGGCCAGACCCTTGGAGAATCGACGATGCGTCAGCCCGCCGAGCGTGGTGGTGTCGATTTCGCTGGCAGACGACGAGACGGTGCAACTGCGAGCCCCGGTGATGCCGGTGAGCGTCACGTCTTTGCCGAGGACGATGGTGAACGAGCCGGACATTTCTGCCCTCCTATGTGTGCGTAGTCGCCTGCGTGCGGCGATACGCTCAAACTAGGAGCGGCATGGCAGCGACCGTAGGGGGTGTTAGCCTGCCCTGCGGAGCATATTGCGGAACTTCACATTCGCCTTGGCGACCGCCTTCTGTACCCCGGCGGCCCCCTGCATGAACGGGCGGGCCGGGTAGCGGGCAGACTTGGTGATGGTCGTCCGCTCCCAGTTGCGGCTGAACCTGGGCCGCTTGTTGGCCCACATCAGAGCGCCGTATTCGTACTGATTCTTTTGCGGCCCGAGGCTCACGCCCTTGGTAAACCGCCCCTTGGAATCACGCCCGGCCCCGCTGCTCCCGGCAGAGCGCCGCAGATAGGCGTTGCGTGCCGCCCCGACGCCGATTCGGTAGGCGGTCAACTGGAGCGTGCCGCCGAATTCGTGGAGCCTAGACAGCCACGGCGTGCGCTGGGTGCCGATCACGACGGCCGGCATCCCGAACATTCCCCGATTCATCGTGTCCACGACGCTGTAGTAGAGCCACCGCTTCGGAGCCCACGACTTCGCGGGCTTCCCAGGCGGACGAGGCTTGCCGCTCGATAACATGGTCAGGTCGCGGTAGAGACCGCCGTGGAACTCGACGACGGACCCGGAGCCGACAGCCTTGTTTCCGGCCTTGGTCTGTTTGGGGGCCGCACTGCCGATGCCCTTCTTTGCCGCCTGCTTCACGGCGTACCCGGCGTTGTAGAGCGACCGATAGGTCATGTCGTCGACCATACGGCGAATCTTCGGGCGGTCAAAGAAGTTGCCGCGAACCTTCACGCGGAAGGCGAGCTCTCCCCGACTGCCAGCCGACAACTCACGGCGATTGCCGCCGATCATGCCGGGGCGGATAAACGCTCGGCTCGCCCTGATGATGCTCGCCATTTCAATCCGTAGAGAGCGTGCGGTATGTCGCCTGGATCACTGCCCGCCAGACGTTCCGCTCGGTGAGGGCGTCGTCTGGGTTGATCTCAATCTCCACCGTCTGCGGCGTGGTCGATGTGCTGGCGAGATCGGTCGAGCGGATATAGACCATGAGCTCGTCAGCCAGGTCGTGCATATCGTCGATCTCGTCGTCGGTCGAAACGTGGCGGCCGACGTAGATCGTGATCGAATCGTCCGACTGCCAATTCGTCCTGCCGATGCGGGTCACTTCGGATCCGCCCGGCACGACGTAGACGACCGGGTTTTGCATCTGCTCAGGCTCGACCTGAACCCAGTTCTTTCGCTCGACGGTTGTCGAGGTAATCGACCACGTCTCGGCTGCGAGGCTGACCGCTAGGGCGTCTGCTATTTCGCGAAGTTTGCTCGCCATTGGCCTGCTCGGGAGCCGCGTGTGGATTCCCTAGCAGAATGGCACGGCAGGCGGGCGCGAGTGAGGGGGTGGCAGCCGTCTCTCGCCGCAAGAGCGCACTTGGGGGCCGACTTTCCCTTCGCTCTCTAGCGCAACAGATTCACTAATTCGTGAGGTATTGTGCTGCGTATTTCTTCCAGTTCCTTGCGGGCGTCCGTCGGCTCGCCGTGCTTCAGCCGCCCGCGAATGTGCTGCTCAATCGCCTCCAGCGCGATGAGAGCCTCGCGGCCTGCCAGGGCGTAGCGATGCTCCCGCTCGTCGTCGGGGTCTGACAAATCAAATCGCAGTGTGGCGATCATGTATAGCGAGGTTACTACGGTTTATCGGATTTCGATAACTTTCGCCTTTCGCGAATCGCGAACGCCCAGATTGTATCAGCATTCATACGGAAAACGTGTCGCTTCGGATACGTTTTGGCAACAAATGCTAGGTACTTGTTCGCAACTACCTAGCTTTCGCTCTTCTGGTGCGATAGCGCAACTATCCGGCGATACCGGATGGTTGGACCGTCTCTAAGGTGTATACGGTCGCGCCGAACTATCCGGAGATTCCGGATCGTTGCCGTATGTTGTGGGAAGACAGCACTTAGAACGGCGCAGTCGGCGGCGTGAAGTTCGCCGTGTAGACGGCAGTGCCCTTGACGATGCGAAGTTCGTCGATGTAGCCCGTGTATGACAGTCCCGGGTAGCCGTCCTCCGCATACTTGCCGAACGTGCCGATGCACAAATCGGCGGTGCTATCAAAAATTGCCCCCGGCAGCGTGTGTGTTCCGGCCAGCAGCCCGTTCACAAACACACGAACTACACCGCTTTGTATTGACGCTGCATAGTGAAACCAAGAACCAAGTTCAACGTCCGCCGCAGAGAACGATTGAACGTTGTCCGTTACGCCGTTCGTCGTGTAATAAAAGCCCGCGATTCCGTCGTCTAAAAAACAAGACCAAGAACGGTTTCCGTTATTGGCAAGGTTATTGGATTGACCGCACCAGTGATTTGCGTTGAACCCTGTGTTCCATGCTGTTGGGTGCAGCCATGCCTCAATCGTGAAGTCATCATTGCTCGCAGTGAACCACTCGCTGTCTGGAATCGTCAGCCGATTAGCGCCGCCGCTGAAATAACCGCTCGCCCCGCCAAACTTACTATGCGCGGTGCTGATCGCGGCATCGCCGTTGGCCGTGACAGTCAGCCCATTGGGCGACGAGTCGGTAAACGTCGTGCTACCGTTCGTGCCGTCGAAGTGGAGGAGCAATGCGGCAGAGATCGCCGATGGCGTCACCGCCCCGCTCGCCGCACCATACGGCCCCTCTCCAAGTGCGTTCACGGCCCGCACGCGGAAGATGTAGCCGGTGCCATTCGTCAGGCCAGTGACTACCGCAGACGTTGCGGTGCTGGTGCCATCGGCAAACGTCGTCCACGTTGATCCTGAGTTGGACGAATACTGCACTTGGTAATCAGTCGGCGGTGTGCCGAGCGTTGGAGCCGACCAAGTGAGAGAGACTTGGGCGTTGCCAGCAGAACCGACCGGCGAACCCGGCACGCCGGGCGTGGCGGGCCACTTGTTGACCCGCAGGAATTCCTCTGCCTCCCGCACCCTCCAGATGCCGCTGGCAACGGATGGCGTGGGGTTCACCGTCAACCCGAAGTATGAGCCGTTGCGGCGGGGCATTACGAAATCTCTTCGTAGGACACGATGGCTTCCAAGTCGCCGCTATTGCTGGCAGTCAGCCGCAGGGCATCGCCCTCCATGAGATACACAACATCCTCACGGGTGATGACCGAAAGCGTGGAGTCGGCGGGAACGGACACGGT